GGGAAGGATTCACACAATCCTTATGATTACATAACCTAAACCCAGGCATCACTGCACTGCCATTACTATCAATCGGATTCAAATCATTATCAAGCAACCCCTGATGCGGTGTGCAACGCAACTTTCCATACTGAATCGTAACCGCAGGCTTCACCCTGCAACTAATACACTTCAAATCAGTCCTGCCACGCTTCTCAGCGTTCACAACCCACTTGAACCCACACCTGCAACACTCAACTTGATTATCTTGCATCAGTTATCTCCCTAACCCTGCTCCTACTACCATCAAAGAAACTATCAAAACTACCTACAGCACCATGACGGTTCTTCACCACATCCATAACCAGCAACGACTTACTTCCAAACGCTAAACGATCAGGATGCTCACCAGCAAGAATCTTCGTATCACGAGCAACATCAATTTCAGACTGTTTACGACTCAGCATCACAATCACATCCGCATCCTGCTCAATCTGACCTGAATCACGCAAATCAGAAGCATTAGGTCTATCTTCAGGTTTATTATCCACCCTACGATTCAACTGAGCCAACGCCACAACCGCCACATTAAACTCTTTCGCCAAATTCTTTAAATCAATGCTTATCTGACTAACCTTCTCATAGGCAGAAGCCTTTGGGTTGCTTGCAGAAATCAGTTGCAAATAATCAACAACAACAACTTCAACATTACGTTTAGCCTTCACCGCAACAAGATACGAACGCAACTGCGAAACAGTCTGCCCACCCTTATCGGCAACAAGCAAACGATTATCAACACGAGCAATCAACTCACCAACCGCACGTTGCTGATCCTTAGTCAACTCACCACGCTCCAACAAACCCAAATCAATGTCCAACTCACCTGCAACCACACGCTTCAACAAATCAGTCTTATCCATCTCCAACGAGAAAAACAAAACATCATGCTCACGAGCAATCTCCCAAGCCAACTGCAAGCCAACAAGCGTCTTACCCACACCAGGTCTAGCACCAAACACATACAACCTAGACTGCTTCAAACCCACGATAAGTGAGTTCAAACCTGCGAAACAAGTCTTAATCAACGCCTTCGGAGAAAGAACATCGTTCAACATCACCTGCAAATCCCAAGCCAAATGCGGAATCTCAACAGCCTGAACAACCTTCAACGCATCAAGTTTGCTACGCAGGGTATCTATACGCTCAGAAACATCGCCATCGCCTGCCTGACTCTCCAACGCAATCTGCACCAACTGCCTAGACACAGACTGTTCAACAACCTTAGAAACATAAAACGGAAGATGAGCAGGAACAAAAGCAAGTTGCAACGAATCTAAAACCCTTTGACGAACAACAGGATCACTAACCCGCTCCAACACCAACCAAACATCCAACAAACCCTTCTCAGCATAAACAGCCTGCATCACACCAAAAGCCTGCCTAAACCAAGGCGAATCAAAATCATCAGGTTCAAGTTGAACATCACGAAAAGAGATACCCCTAGTGTCTAACAAACACCCAACAACAAGTTCTTCAAAATCAATCGTAGAAGTCATCACATTTCCCTTTCAGCCTGCGAAGCAGATTTGTCCAAATACGCCCACCAACGAGCAACACGAATCTCATCGGTATAAGCAGAACTGCAATCATAAGAGTTCGCAAACAGATTTAGCAAATCAGACACCTGCAACGGAGATAAAACACCTGCAACACGATCACAAGACTTCATCATAAAAGGCGAAGCAAAAGTTGCATCAAAAACAACTTTTTGCTTAATACTGTTTACTTCTGTTTCAATACTGTTTAGGGGGGTGATATTCACAGGGTATTTTTCGTGAGTTTCAGGGGGTATTTCCTGTGAGTTTCGGGGTGAATTTCGGGGTGAAATTAGGGGGGTATTCTTATCCAAACCAGGCAACAAAATGGCATAACGATTCGCACGTTTACTTCTGTCCGAACCCTTGACCCAATCTAACTCACCAAGTTGCTTCAAACGCCTAAGCGAACGATCAACGGTATCAACATTGCACTTCAACAGTTCTGCAAGGGTTTCCCTAGTCGCATACATACCCTTCGGCTGACGAAACTTCACCAACGCCAACAGAATAAGCAGGTCATTGCCCGAAGCCTGACTGTTCTGCCAAACCGCTTCATAATCTTCAAACTTGTATCTTCTAGCCATTTTGTCCTATTTCTCGTAAACGCTTTTCAGCAATCTCAACATACTCTTGGCTAATCTCACTACCAAGCCAAGCCCTACCAGTCAACACACAAGCCTTCGCTGTAGTGCCACTACCCATAAACGGATCGTAAACAACATCACCTTCAACACTCCACGTCAAAACATGGTCTAAAGCCAACTGTTCAGGAAAAGGTGCGGGATGCTTCACACCATTGAAACTAGTTACATAACGCCAAATGTTATTTCTAGGTGAAAAGTCTGGAACAGGATTCTTCAACTTGCCGCTAAAATCCTTGTGTCCTGCCCACTTGTTTGGCTTATCACAAATCAGATTTGCAGATTTAGGCTTACCCTTGCTAAACACAAACATATATTCAAAAATCTGACTGTATCTATTGCCCTTACGGTTAGCAGGATAGGTTGAACTATTTTTCTCAAAAATCATTGTGTCGTGCAGATTGAAGCCTAAAGACATAAAAAACAGTGCCTGCCTGAAACTACTGCCAGATTCACTGCCCTTATGAACTGCATCACCTACAACCCAAACAACAACTCCACCATCCTTAACAACCCGAAACAGTTGGGTCGCAATAGCTTCAAAATCAAAACTGTAGCCATTGTAGGAACGCAGATCATCATAAGGGGGAGAAGTAATGACTAAATCAACCAAATTATCTGGCATACGTTGCATAGTGTCTAAACAGTTTTCAACGTGGATTTTATTTAGCATCAGAACCCCTAAAAATTACTATTGCAGACGGAAACGGTGCAGGAGCATCACCACTGCCATCAGAACTAACAAACTTCACCCTGCCACGAATAAAACGAATCTCCGTAGCCTTAGCTGCGTAATCATGCCACCACGCTGTATCTGTGCGAGAAGGGACTAAACAAACTACCGTAGCCCCACTCAACCAGGCTTGATAAGCCTTCTGCATCCACAACTTGATTGTTCTACCGTATGGCGGGTTCATCCAAACTACACCATCCCAAACCTGTGCTAAACCATCACGTTCAATATCAAAATAATTTGCGACCTTAAAGTTATGTTCATTGGCACAAACATCAACGGTAAAACCAAACTCCGCATCAAGTTCATCAAACAAACTTTTAGGCGTTGCCCAATCATCAGCTAGAGAAGTAAATAATCCTTTATTTTCCATATTCATTTATTTTGTCCTTGTCGTTTTGTGTTTAGATCTAACTTCCATAGACATCAGAATTAGGTCCATGTCTGAAACTGATGGTTTCTTAGGTGGGATGACGTGATTACTGTTCACGCAATCTTTCAACCCGCAGATACGCACACCAGGCATCACTAGATTGCCTTTATCATCTATCGGCAACCAATCATCGTTCAACTCCTTCATCCAAATCGCACAATAGATACGACCTAACTCAGGGTGAACCCAGTTCTTTTCATTTTTTCTTTGAACTGACTGGCCTTTACGCACATCTAAGCAGTCCTTGCAAACATCAAGGTAATCACGTTTGCGTTCAGCCCGCTTCAGATAAGTATCTTTACTGATCCAGTTTCCACACCAAACGCAACTGCGATATTGTGGGTCGTTTATTTCTTCTTTGTCCATAAGTTGTATCTAACCATATTCTCGTTGAGTAAAGCAAATCCCCAAACATTACTGTTTAGGGACTGCCCTACATTTTATTTATTCTGCGATTACTTTAGTCTTACTCATTTTCTGTCCAATCTTCAATAATCAAAGGCACTGAGTTATCTATTTGCATCATTGCTTGAAACGCATCAATTGCTGATCTAACATTTTTAGAATCTTTGATTACGTTCCAGCCATTGGTGTTGTTTATCTTGATTGCGTAAGTTTTCATTATGCACCTATGATCATGTAAACGTTGCCTACAAGTTCAACACGAACATCTGCACCAAAAGCAGTAAGTCTAGCTGCTGCCTTTTCTGCACCTTTTAGAGTTGCGTAACTTGCGTAAATTGTTTCCTGTTTGAAGAAAATCATTTCTTGTCCTTTGTTTGTCCTGTATCAACCTTTTGGCTGATGTATTCAGATTACACCCAAACAATGGTTTTATGCAACATTAGAAACGCTTTGGCGTGTTGATGTTATAAAACTGTTATAAAGCGTTAAAACCCGCTATTTTCAAGGGTATTCAAGCGGTTGGTCTGTTCAACAAGGCGAACAATCACCGCACCCCTAGTCGTAGGGTGTTCACCTAACACAAGCATCAACTCAGTTAGTTCAGCAATGTTCGCTTTTAGAACATCAACCTGCAGTTTTATTTCCTGTGATTCCATCAGCCTTACCCTTAATTGCTTCCAGAATAGCAGTAGGTGCTTTACCCTGTTTCGCTTCGTTATAAAGAGATCGTAAACCTTCAATGTCGTTGATGTTATCCAACGCAGTGTTCCAGTTGCGAGCAGTTTCAGGTGTGCTTAGACGTTGCACCTTGCTCATCTCTTGTTGTGAAGGTCGTTTCGCTTTAGGACTGAACTCGTGGCCAAGCAACGATAATGCTCTACCTGTTGCCGAACTGCTACAGTTCTCTAGAAAACTTGTTTTGTTTACAGGTGAACTTCCCAAACGTTCTTCCGCATAATCAACAGCCATCGGATAAACGTCATCTTTGTTTGCGTAAACTTCTGCCTTGAAAACAACTTGATCAGGTGTGAACGATACTAGTTCTGTGTAAAGCCTTCCGTTAGGAAACTTTCGCCAAAACAAATCAATGCGTTCTTGAACGGTCTGGTATTCGTTTAGATTGAAGTGTGCCATTAGTTTTGTTCTCCAGGTTTGCTTGCAGTGATAAGTGCAGTGATTAGTTCTTGACGTTCTTTAGGTGTTAGTTCTAAAGCGTATTGCGTTAGATAACCGAACTCGCTCGTAGCAGTTTCAATCACCAGATTGATATCGCCATTACGACCAAATTCAAATGCGTTGAAGTTGTATCTTTTGTTTTCTTGTTCACTCATTATTTTGCTTTCTTTATTGTTAGGTATGGAGCGTTTCCAGACCTTTGACTTAATGTAACAACAACCTGCCCATCAATCGTGCCATTTTTAGCACCGTTCAATGCACTAATCACTCTAGACTTCATTTCTCTCAAATGTGTTTCTGCTTTATCAAAATCTGTTTGAGCGTTCATAAGTTCAATACCCAACGTGCCTAGTTCTTC